CAGAAGTAGACGTTCAATTAAAGTCTGAGGCTATTGTTGCTAAAACAAGAAAACTAAAGGCTCAGTGGACTCCAGAATTTGCACAGGATCTTAACGCTTACCATAGTGTAGATGCTGAAGCAGAACTTACTTCACTATTAAGTGAGTATGTATCAATGGAGATCGATCTTGAACTATTAGATATGTTAATCGTAGGCGCTAGAACTACTGATAAGTGGTCAGCTGAGAATAACAAGATTTGGGATGGCTCAAACTGGAGCACTTCAACTTCTGACTTCTACAATACTCAAGGACAGTGGTTCCAAACTTTAGGAACTAAAATCCAAAAAGTATCTAACAAGATTCATCAGAAAACTTTAAGAGGTGGTGCTAACTTCATCGTTTGTTCTCCAACTGTTGCAACTATCTTAGAATCAATTCCAGGATATGCTGCTAACACAGATGGTGATGCAATGGAATTCAACATGGGTGTACAAAGAGTAGGTTCGTTAGCGAACAGATTCAAAGTATACAAGAATCCATATATGAAGGAAGAAATCCTATTAATGGGATACAGAGGATCACAATTCCTTGAAAGTGGTGCTGTATATGCTCCATATATTCCATTAATGATGACTCCTCTAGTGTACGATCCAGAAACCTTCACTCCAAGAAAAGGTTTAATGACTCGTTACGCGAAGAAGATGATCAGACCTGAATTCTATGGTAAAGTATTTATCTCTGACTTATCTCAGATTTAATAATTACCTTATAGAGTAATAAAGAGAGGGCTTAACGGCCCTCTTTTTTTTTACTATTTATAATAGACAGCAATACTATTTATAAGAAAAATCAACTAAATGGCAAATATAGTAACGTGGGCAGGCTCTTCTACTTTTGCATCAGGACAAACTCCCTTTGGGTTTTATGATAGCGATACATCGTTTCAAGAAGATGCAGATAAAGTAGCTAAATTTTGTGCTCGAAGATTAGGATACCCTTTAATGGACGTAGAATTACAGTCGGGTAGTTTCTATGCAGCTTTTGAAGAAGCAGTTACTGTTTATGGTAACGAAGTATTTCAATATAAGATAAGAGAAAATTATTTACAACTACAAGGAGCACCAACAGGAAGCTCAGTAAATAATAAAGTAGTACAACCTAAACTAACTCAACTAGTTCAAATATCTAAAAATTATGGAACTGAAGCTGGAGTAGGTGGTACTGTAACTAAACATACAGGTTCATTAGCTATATCTGCATCAAGACAGAACTATGATTTAGATGCATGGGCAGCTGCTAGTGCAAGTTTAGATTCAGGAGATTCTATAGAAGTGAGAAAAGTATTTTACGAAGCACCTCCTGCTATTTTAAGATATTTTGATCCTTTTGCCGGTACTGGTACAGGATTACAATCATTAATGGATGCTTTTGACTTCGGTTCATTTAGTCCTGGAGTTAATTTCTTATTAATGCCTGCATCTTATGATGCTTTAAAGTTACAAGCTATTGAATTTAACGATCAAATAAGAAGATCAGCTTATTCATTTGAAATAGTAAATAATCAACTTAAATTATTCCCTATACCTCGTACGTCTGGTAACTTATATTTTGAATATTATAAGATGAGTGATAAAAAAGATGTTACTCCTGATGATAGTCAAGGCAATATTTCTACTGTATCAGAAGTTCCTTATAGTAATCCTGAATATGTTCAGATTAATAGTGTAGGAAGACAGTGGATATTCCAATATACTTTAGCGTTAGCTAAAGAAATGTTAGGATATATTAGAGGTAAATATCAAACAGTACCTGTTCCTGGTTCAGAAGCTACATTAAATCAAGCAGACTTATTAGCTGATGCAAGAACTGAAAAAGAAAATCTACTAACTCAATTAAGAGATATGTTAGCTCAGACTTCAAGACAAGCTCAATTAGAAAGTCAAGCAGCTGAAGTAGAAAATGTTAATAAAACATTAGGAGGGGTACCAATGACAATTTATATAGGGTAATGAAGTTAGCAAATATAATAGAACAGATCGAATTCAACAAGTTTGAAGCTATGGCTAGAGTAATATACTCTGAAGATGCTAATCCTAAACAATTAGATGACCTTTTAAGAGCTTTACCTGGTGTAACTACAGTAACTAATGCAGGTAATAACCCAGAATTACTAAGTAATACCTATAAAGTAGCGTTAGTAAGTCAAAAAGATGCTAAAGAAGCATTTGAATCGTTTAAAAGTAATGCAATAAACAAATATTCTGTTATAACTGACGTTCAGATAGCAGAAGAAACAATAGAAGATAAGTAATGTTATTTGGAAGTAATAGAGATTTCGATTTATTAGTACAAATTAATAGAGAACTATTAAAAGATATAGTAGAACAAGAGATTCTATATCATAAATTAAGTATAGCTGACTCAGAGATTAATTTATACGGAGAATCTATGCAGAAATCTTATTATACTGCGGTTAAACTTAATTGTTTAATAACTAGAGGCGACCAAGTAATAGATATTCAAGAATTTGGACCTAATTTAGGTAGAGAAGCATCATTTGCCTTTATTAGAAGGGATCTACAAGACGTAGACCTAGTAACAGAGGTAGGAGATATAATAGAGTGGCATAATGACTTCTATGAAGTAGACACAGTAAGAGAAAACCAGCTATTCTATGGTAGAGACAATAATTATAACCTTACTTCTTATGGAAGTAGGTATGGAGAGTCAATTTCTTTAATAGTTGATTGTCATCTTACTAGAGCTGATAGAGTAGGTATAAGAGAAGTAGTAAATAGATACTAAAATGGCAGGAAATAAACCAATACCAAAGAGTCAAGAGGAATTATCTATAAAAGTAGCAATTCCTTACAAGAATCCTGATAAAGGAGTAGAAGTAAACCCTGGTCCAAGGGTGAATACTGCAAAAGACAGAGCGAATCAACGTAGTGTAAAAGATGATAACGTAGAACCTTTAAAAGTAGGTATAAAAGACATAGATGAAGCTTTATTTTATTACTTTAATAATGTATTAACACCTTCAGTAACACAAAACGGTAAAAGAATTAACGTTCCTTTAGTTTATGGCTCACCAGAACGTTGGGCTGCTATGCAAAAAGATGGATACTATAGAGATAAGAACGGTAAAATGCAAGCTCCGCTGATAGTCTTTAGGAGAGATAGTATAGAAAAGAATAGAAACTTAGGAAATAAGTTAGATGGTAATCATCCTATGAATTACGGTATATTTGAAAAGAAATTTTCAAAGAAAAACGTATATGATAACTTCAGCATAAAAAATGGATTAAATAATAGAACAAAAGATAAAGAATACTATGCAGTAGCTATACCAGATTATGTTAATATAGTATATTCTTGTATAATATTTACTGATTATATAGAACAAAATAATAAAATTATAGAAGGAATCAATTTTGCATCAGATTCTTATTGGGGTGACCCTGATAAATTTAAATTTAGAGCTATGATCGATAATTATACTACTTCTTCTGAATTAGTACAAGGAAACGATAGGATAGTTAAGACTGAATTTACTATTAATTTATTAGGACACATAATAACTGACGCTATAAATGCACAACCTTATAATACGTTAAAGGTATATGGTAAGTCATCTATAAAATTTAATGCTGAATCAGTTAGTCGGCTTTAAAACTTGCTTCTATTTATTTAAAAGAAAGTTTCTCTCAATCGTTTCGTAATTATTAAAAAAAATTAATCGTATAGATGGCAGGATATACAGGTGCGTTAACAGGTTCATTAACTTTTCAAAGCGCGAGTACCACATATGAGATAAGACCTACTTCAAACAATGTAGAAATTGTAGGTGGTCTTCATGTATCTGGTGCTAGTGGGTTTACTGTTAATGGGAGAGACATAGTACTTAGTATAGATAATCTTCAATCAGGTTCTAATCCTGAAGTTGGAGCATTAAATCTCTTTACTGGCTCTATACATAACTATACAGCATCTATAAGTACTCATACAGGTTCAGTAAATACTGAATTAGGAGTATTAAGAACTGCTACAGGTTCTTTAAGTGGTAGAATAGATGCAATTAATGCTGGTACATCATCATTTTTTACTAATGCATCAGCTCATGGAGTAATATCTTCATCACAACAACTAAAAGATTTAGGATTCCAATCTGGATCTGATATAATATCATCTTCAACTCAATTAACTGCCCTTGGATTTGTATCAGAATCAGCAGCTGGATCCATATCTAGTTCAGCTCAAATATCTGGACTAGGATTTATTACTGCTTCGACTTATTCAGATTTAGTTAGTGTACCTTCTGGTATAATATCTTCTTCTACTCAAATGACTGCATTTGGCTTTGTTACTTCTAGTACACCTGCCGGTACTATTTCTAGCTCAGCTCAAATTACTTCGTTTGGATTTATAAGTCAATCAGATAGTACAGCAGCGTTAAATACTTTCTCTGCTTCAGTACAAGCTGAAGTTGACTCATTACAAGCAGCTTCAAGTTCTTATGCATTAAAGACGGGTATTTCCGGTTCATTTAAAGTAACTAGTGCTAGTTTAGCATCTAATATTGCAACTAATACAGCTAATGTAGGAACATTAACTGCTGCAACTAGCTCTTATGCATTAAAAAGTGCTATTTCTGGTTCAATTAACAGTGTAACTAGTTCATTTGCTTTAAAAAATCAAATATCAGGTTCATTTAGTATAGCATCAGCTTCATTAGCTGATAGAATCATAGCTAATAATGAAGGTATAGCTGCTATTAATGCAGGTACTAGTTCATTTGCTGTTGCTACTAATGTAGTTCCTAATAGTACTACTGGTTCATTTGCTTTAAAAGCTGATATTAGTGGTTCATTTACAGTAGCTAGTTCTTCTTTAGCAGCATCACTAACGTCTGCAGAAGCTGATATAGTAACTAATGCAGGAGCTATTACTAGATTAACTGCTGTTACTGGTTCTTTTGCAGCAAGTTCAACTGCAGCATTAAAATCTGAAATATCAGGAGCATTTGATATTACTTCTGCTTCCTTAGCTACTAGAATTAATAATGTAGGTTCAGGAGAAACAGGAAGTTTAATACAAACTGCATCAGTTAATTTAAATACATTAACATTTACTAAAGGTAATGGTGATACTTTCGATCTTACCATACATACAGGTTCAGGAGGAGAATCAGGTGCAAGTGCTTATAGTGAATTAACTGGAATACCTTCTAATATTGTAAGTAGCTCTAATCAAATAAGCTCAAACATTAGTGGTTCATTTACTTTAGCTAGTTCTTCATTAGCTTCTGCTATAGCTACTAATACAACTAATATTTCAACTAATACTACCGAAATAAATGTATTATCAGCGGCTACTAGTTCGTATGCTTTAGCAAGTGGAGTAGTTGCTAATGCATCAACAAGTTCTTTTGCATTATCAAGTACTGCAGCATTAAAATCAGAAGTAAGCGGTGCATTCGCAGTTGCAAGTGCTTCTTTAGCATCAAATATAGTAACCAATACTACTGAAATAAACGTATTATCGGCAGCTACAAGTTCATATTTAACTTCAGTACCATCAGGAACTGTATCTGGTTCAGCTCAAATATCTGCATCAGCAGCAGCTTCAGGATTTAGTAATATAACATATAACGGTAATAAAGTAATATCACAAACTCATTTACCTGGTTTCTTTACTTCATCATTTAATCCAGGAACTTCAGGTAGTATAACTGAATTTTTAGATGCAATATTTTTCCCTAATACAGCACCAACAATTACTACAAGTAATCAAACTGTAGCTGAATTTACAGCAGCTGATAC